GTTGTGTAGTTGTATTCATGTATACAGTTATGTAAGTATTCAAGAGCGCAGGGTATTTGAGTATACAAAAAGAAGGCACACAGCAACCATCGTACGCGTAAAGTACTTTTACTTGACAGCTGTTGCCAGGAAGAAGAGCGCTGTCAGGACATGAAGAAGAGCGCATAACCTGATGCAGCCTGCTGGCCTTCTTCCATATATAATGTATATCCGCTGCATATTCTGCATAAACTGGCTCTGCTGGCCTGGAAGTTTTACACTTGCGAATATGTGTTGAAGAAAGCACGAGAAACAGAGCGCATAATAAATGTTGAACGAGATAGGCCGCTGCTGGCCCTGGCCTATAAGCCCGGGCCGCTGGTGTTGCAGCCCGTCAAGGATCATACCTGGTTTTTGTTATGGGCATACCCGCCCCGCCAGAAAAAGAGGGGTACGGTTTGTATATGAGTATATATGTATATCCAACACGCATTTCAAACCTTTCCAAAAAGATGACCCCCTACAAAAATGGGGGTACCCCTTCTTGAAATCAAGGCTCAAAAAAATTAAAACCCGTTGGGAGAACCTTTGTGGCAATAGCGCCCCGCAAAATGGGATTAAGTGGTGTAAAGTAAAACTACTTGACGAGGGTTCAAGAATGTGGTATTAAGTGTGTGTATCCTTTAATTGTTGTTTTTCCTGTGGTACGGCAAGGGCAATCCACACAGCAATGTGGTGACGTTGGAAGTAATTGCCTGGGGTGAAAATCCCCGCAAATGAATATTGGTAATAACGAGGACAACAGATGTACAACTGCTGTGTGGGTGTTTCTCCATCTCATGCCTTACTCGTTACTACACAACCGATGGAGAGGTGAACCTTAAAAGTTTATCTATCTTTTCTTTTAGTGAGAGAGGAGAGTGATAGGGCATAAAGCAAGCTGTTACTGACGAATCCGATATAGAGATAGACCTTGGGGAGTTGAACCCGAAGCAGGTAGATTTCTTTAGAGCGACAACGAAGTACACATTGTTTGGTGGAGCAAAAGGCGGTGGCAAATCCCATGTGACGGATAGGTTGGCTATCTATGATGCGATTACCTACCCTGGCATAAGTATGCTGATGCTCCGTGCCACATTTGAAGATGTCCGCAAAAACCACATAGAGCCGATTCTCAAAATCTTACCGCCAACTGTACATAGCTATAATGGCTCAACGCATCAGTTGACTTTTTGGAATGGTAGCACATTGCAGTTCGGTAACTGGTCGGGTATGGAATCGGAGCGGAAATATCAAGGACAATCCTATGACATAATTTTCATAGATGAAGCAAGTCAGTTTACGGAAAGAATGTTCCGTCATCTATGTGGTTGTTTGCGTGGCAATGTCGGAAAAGGGTTTCCGAAAAGGATATATTTAACCGCCAACCCGGGAGGGGTCGGCCATCAATTTTTAAAACGCTTATTTTTTGATAGGCGGTTTCATGTGGATCTGGAGAACCCAGAACTGACGGAGAAGCCGGAAGATTACGGATTCATCTTTGCCAAGGCCGAAGACAATGTGGCGATGCTGAAGGAGAATCCAGATTACCTTGCTGATATCGCCAAGATGAGCGAATCGGCCGCTATGCGATATGGTGATTGGAACATAGCGAGTGGCCTGTTCTTCTCCGCATTCAAACTTGATGTCCACACATTCAAGCCGTTCAAAGTGCCTACGCATTGGAAACTGTATAGAAGCTTTGACTATGGCTTGGATATGCTCGCCTGTTTCTGGTGGGCAATAGATACCGATGGCAGAGCATGGTGCATCAGATCGTTGGAGAAGCCGGATTTGAATGTACAGGAAGCTGCCGGAGCAATACTTGAACATACGCTGCCTAATGAAGACATATCGGTGACATTTGCACCGCCAGATATGTTCTCAAGGCAGAGAGATACAGGACGAACGATAGCGGAAACGATGATGTCTTGTGGGGTTGAAATAGTCAAAGCTGACAACAACCGTGTGCAGGGTCATCTGCTGATGCGTTCAATGCTAGAGCCGATACCGCTCCATGATGAGTTTGTCATCAAGAAGTTTGGCAGCAAAGATAAAGCGCCGAAAGAACTACCTGCCTTGATGTTCTTTGACAATGTGGGCGGTGTTCTTGAAGACATACAGGCGATACAGACCGATGAAGCGAATCCCAACGATTGTGCAAAACAGCCGCACGATCTGACACATACGATAGACGGAGTCAGATATTTCTGCGTATCAAGGTCAATGCCTGGCGAAGTAGTTAAGCCGAAAGAAGAAAGATATGACCCACTTGCGGAGTTCCACGAAGAAGCGATGGATTTTGAATCTGTCATTTGCGGTGGCGAACCATCTGCGAGCTGGCTTGGGGGATAAATGGCGAGAAAGAAAACTGAAGAAGTGCGGATGACCTTTGATGAGTTTACAGGCATCTGCAACCAATACTTTGAAGATTGCGAAAGAAAGCAGGTCTTCCCCGATGAAGCCGGAATGAAGTTGGCATTAAAGCTGACATCAAAGAAATTCAAGGAGTACGAAGACGATGAAGAGTTTGCGGACTTTCTTGATGAGTGCAAGCTGCGGAGAGAATCCTGGCTGTCACGAAGAATGGTGGAAAGCAAGGCTGCGGCCAATGGCTGCATGAATGCCTTGAAACAGGAGAAGAATGGTGGGTATAGCGAGAAAGCACCAGAACCTGTGAAAGAGAGAAAGATAACTGTCAAAGTTCTTGGATTTGAGGGAGTGCCTGGGAATGCAAATACTAATAGCAATGCTAATGCTAATTGATATCCTTGCGGTGATTACTGCGGGATGGGCAATCAAAGCACTTGTGAACATTCTTGATAAGGATGAGCCGGATACGCTTGAAGAGTTGGACATAAACGAAGACGAAGATGATCTGGCGAAAAAATATGCGAAAGGCATTGAGGGGATAATGAACTATGACCCGTGGAAGTGAAAAAGAGAATAAAAAAGCTGTTCCAACTGAAGAAGAGGAACAGTTAGGCCTTTTCCAGGGCAGAACGAAACCCGATTACAAGATAGGGTGGGAACTGTACTGTAAAGGTGTTCAGTATAACGAGCAGATAAATCTTGATAAGGATGTCCGTGCAGCTGAAAACTTTTACATTGGCAAGCAATGGGAAGGTGTTGAATCTGGCGGTCTGCCTACTCCGTCCGTTAACTTTATCAAGCGTGGTGTAGGGTTTACAGTTGCTACCATTACATCGGACAACATCAAGGTCACGGCCGAAGTGATGTCCAATGCGGTCGGCAAGAAAGAACTCCGCACGATGGTCAAGTATATCAACGATGAGTTTGCAGCTATCAACGAGAGAAACAGCCTTGAGAAGCTGACAAGAATTTTCGTACGCAATGCTGCTGTTGATGGCGATGGATGCCTGTATGCGTATTGGGATGCCGATGCAAAGACAGGGCAGAAATATAAAGGCCAGATCAAGTACGAAGTCCTGGATAATATGCGAGTGTACTTTGGTACTCCGCAGATAGCAAGTGTTCAAGACCAGGAATACATCATCATAACCAAGCGGTTGCCTAGCCGCAAAGTCCGGCTGATGGCGAAACGCAATGGGATAGATGATTGGTCAAGAATCATTGCTGATAACGAGAGAAGTGACCATGTAGATACAAAGAAGCTGACAGATGACATGACAACGGTTTGCACCATGTTCTGGAAAGACGATGATACAGGCCATGTGTGGAAGTACGAATACACAAGCGAGTGTGATGTCAGCGAGCCTGTAGATACGGATCTGATGCTCTATCCGTTGGTTTGGCTGAATTGGGATAACATCCATGACAGCTACCACGGACAATCTATGGTCACATCTCTGATACCAAACCAGATTGCTGTCAACAGGACTATAGCGATGGCTATTGTATCCAATGACAGGGCGGCATATCCGACCAAGATATTTGACAGCACACGAATCAAGAAGATGACTAACAGAGTTGGTGCTGCGATACCTATGCAGGGCGGTGATGTCAATACTGTTGTTAAGATTCTTGATGGTGCGCCTGTATCTCCGCAGATATTCCAATTCATTGATTCTATTAAGACCAACTCGGAAGAATCTATCGGTGCGACAGCGGTAGCGATGGGCGATACAAGGCCGGACAATACATCGGCTATCATTGCTCTTCAGAGAGCGGCAGCCACTCCAAATGAGATGACAAAGCTGAATATCAATGCGGCTATTGAGGAACTGCACAGAATCGCACTTGAGTTTATTGGTGCGTATTACGGCAAGCGTTTTGTGGAAGCGGAGCTTGAGCCAAGAGAAGAAGAGGCCCTTCAGTTTGCCGCCCCAATGCTTCAGCAGCAGGGCATAGATATCCCAGAGAGCAAGCCGATTGAGTATGACTTTAGTCAGATCAAAGACCACGAAATCATCGTTACTCTTGAAGCTGGAGCAAGCACATATTATTCAGAGGTTGCTGCCGTCACAACATTGCAGAATTTCCTTAACCTGGGAGTTATTGATATTGTTGATGTGCTGAAGAGAATTCCGGACAACTACATTCCAGATCGTCTTGGCTTGATATCGGATATCAACAAGCGGAAGAACGAACAGATGCAAATGCAGATGCAGATGCAGCAGCAGATGCAGCCAAACATTGGGGTATCAACGGAAACGAGCGATGCGCTGACAGACCAGCAAAAGAAGCCAGATATTCCAGAGAGTGCCGGATATTCAAACCTACAGAGGACGATTAACCGCACAGGCACAACAGAGGGGGTCATCTGATGATAGGCATAAAAGCGAATAAGGCGAATGCGACCTTAATAGAGAGTGAGAAGCTGACAAGCGGCAGAGTTGGGTTGCCGATATACTTTGAGTTCAGCACCGAATGGGATGGACTTGGGGTCTTCGCAATATACAGAGCTGGCAATGTTGTTAAGAAGAAATTGCTTACTGTTTCCAACCTTCGTGCTGAAGATACTATCCCTTACGAAGTGCTTCTTGCCCCAAGAGTAAACCTTACGATAGGTCTTTACGGCACAAAGGTAAATGCACAGACGGGAGAAACCGAAGTTGTTATCCCTACCATTTACTGTGGTGCAGGTGATGTTGTAGAACTCGGTGTTAGTGTAGATGGTGCTAGTGCCACACAGACTCCAACCGCAAGCGATATTGACCAAATGCTTTCAGCCGCACAGAGTGCTATTGAGAACATCATACGCAATGTTGAAGTTGCCGTAGGCACTCATACGAAATCGCAAGGCACTCCAAGTGCAACAGCATTACTCGTTGGTGAAACGGGTGGTGGTAAACGGCTGAAACTCAACTTTGACTATCTTGTTGGTGAGCAGGGTGCATCAGGTGGTCTTCCAGATGTTTCTGCTACAGATAACGGCAAGATAATGAAAGTAATAAACGGACAATGGGCATTGGGAGAAGATGTGAAGTTGTCCATTGTACAGACAGAAAATG